GAAGAGGCGCGATCTTTCTGTTGATAACGCCCTTGGCATAGGTTGCAAATCGGCGCTAGAATATATGTGGGCCGGCGAGGTGAGACTCCCGACCCGCGATCACCCCGAGTTAGCAGGATGACAGATTTAGTGTACAGCTTTGATGCTGTAAAATATCGCCTTGGAACTCTTTGCAAGCGCGGACATCAATTTTTTGACACGGGTAAAAGCCTTAGGCGAAACTCAACTTTTTCCCCTGCTTGCCTGCAGTGCGAAAAAGAAAGATATACAAAAAATCAACAATCTATAGAAAAGATTAATCAGCGCAAAGAGTGGCGTGCTAAAAACCAAGACAAAATAAAAGCATATAAAAAAGAATATCGAAACGAATTGCAAAAAAAAGGATTAACTCAGCGAGGCACTAAAAGACTAAAAGGTGGCCCAGTTTCGGCGCTGCAAAAAGCCATCTTAAATGCTGGCAAGCTACCTACGGTGGCCCGCTTGGTAATGAAAGAACAGTTTCGCTACTGGAAGGAAAACCCAGGCACCAAGGCCCTTCATGACCGTCAATGGAAACAGGCTAGCTGGTGGCTTAAATACCAGACAAGGCCAGATCTACGCCTTTATACAAGAGAAAAATCAAAACACAGAAAAGCCGTCTTAAAAGGAGCCACGGCTGTTCGTGTTTCGACCCAGCAAATTAACGAACGATTTTTGTTGTTTAAAAATTGCTGCGCTTATTGTGGCCAAAACGATGACATGCAAATTGAGCACGCGGTTCCTATCGCACAAGGAGGCACGCATGCAATAGGTAACATTTTGCCAGCGTGTAAGACATGTAACTACAGTAAGCGGGACAAAGAAATTGAAACATGGTATAGATCCCAGCCATTTTTCACAGAATCAAAATGGAACAAAATTCGACGCACCCTTGGCTGGGCTGGCGGTGCAGTAAACCAGTTAGCAATGATCTAAATATCTCAACACCTCAGCCTGCTGCCCAATTGCAACCCAATTGCAACCGCTGCTAAGCTGGTTGCAATGGCTACTCCAGTTAACAGCACCAAGGGCGCGGCACTGATTGAAGCGGCGACAGGCCCAGAAAGGGGATGCAGTCGGCAGAACCTAGAGAAGCTGTGCGTCAAGGGGGCCCTCCTGGGCAGCCCCTGCATCCTCAGAGCTAAGCCCCTGCTGCTTGATGCCGACATCCTGCTGAATGAGTACCGGGCCAGGGTGGCACCGTTTCAATCCGAGGCCAGGCAGCCCACGGCCAAACGGGATCAGCAGCCTGCAAAGCCCAGGCAATCGCCTAAGACAAAGGCGGAAACACTGCCGGACCCCGCCGGTCCCGTCGACGGACTGGACGACGATCCAGACACAGAGGAAGCGGACTTCAACAAGGAGCGGGCGTTGCACGAGCGCGAGAAGCGCTTGATTGCTCGAATGGATCGAATGGAAAAAGCAAAACAGCTAGCTTATATTGAAGATATGGAAATAGCCTATAACGCTGTATTGCTCCAATTAACTACCCTAGCAAGCTCGGCTCATAAGCGAATCAAAGCAATGATCCCCCACCTTACCCACCAAGAACTAAGCGAAATTGAAAGGATTATATCCGAGATTTTTGAGTCTGTATCTTCTAACGACTTTGAAGAGCTGCCAGAGTGATTGATCGCAATATCCGAAAGATGGCCAAACGGCTTGCCGCCATGGTAAAGCCTAAACCGTTTATGACGATGCTGGAATATAGCAACACTCACTATTATGTGACAAGCGCAACCGATGGCCGGCAGAAGTGGCGAACCAGGCCATATCAAGAGGATTGGTTTCTGGCGCCAACTGACCCAGAGGTTGAGTGCATGGTTTGCCAGAAGCCGTCGCGGGTTGGCTGGTCGGAGTATGTGAAAGCGGTGATCGTGTTTTTCTCGGACTGGCGCCGATCCAAGATTATGCTGGTTCAGCCTACAGACTCTGAAGTACAGAAATACAGCACCGAAGATATAGATTCAATGTTTGACGATAACCATGGAATACCCAGGCTAAAGGGACAATTAAATAATAAAAAAACAAAAGGTGCGTTAAAAAATAGCTACGATTTTAAGCAGCTTGTTAATGGTGCGTTGATTCACCTGGTAAGCGCCGCAACGCCCCGGTCTGGTCGTCGGGTGGAGCGAAGCCCAATCCTGTTTGAAGAGCCGGCCACCTACGACAGCCCCGAAGGCGACACCATTGGAAACTTGTTTCAGCGGGCCGGTAACATTTGGGACCCGTTCTTTACGATTGGTGGCACGCCGATATACCCTAACGATTACATGGAGCAAGCCTTTAAGAAAGGCGATCAACAGTATCGATATTATCCATGCCCACACTGTAATCACTATCAACAACTGCGCTGGGAAAATTTCATAAAGGAGGGCCCTGATGAGGGGCGGATTCGCTGCGAGCATTGCGAAACCCCCATTGACTACAGCAACTTGTATTCAATGGACAAGGCCGCTGGCTGGGCCTGCCCGCTGGGCTTGGATCGCAGCAAGCAGGTCTTGCGCAACGGTGTGCCGATCTGGCGATCACAGCAGGTGGGCCCTGGCATGAGCTACCACCGGGCGGCTATGTGGCCCGAGCTGGTGGCCCGGCATCGGGTGGCACTGGAGCAAATGAAAATGGGCAACGTGGCGCCCATGCAAACATTTCATAATACAGATTTAGGGGTGCCATGGGCTGATGAAATAACCAGCAAACTCACCGGCGATGGCCTAGCCGAGCGGCGAAAAAATGTAGGCTTCGGCAATGGCTACCCATGGGACGGCGAGGAGTGGGACATTCCTACTGGGGTACTGCTGCTGACCGATGGAGTGGATGTGCAGGGCGGCGGCGGCACCGTGGGCGAGCGGCTGGTCTACACGCTCTGGGGCTGGGGGGCTGGTGAGGAGGGCTGGCACCTGGCCCATTTTGAAATCGAAGGGGATCCTCAGCAGCCGGAGGTATGGGAGCAGCTGGATGTTATGAGCGAGAAACGCTGGCGCCGGCAGGATGGGGGAGAGATGCGCGTCACTTTGGGCTGTGTTGACCATGGCGGCAGGTCAAGCAAGGCCGTTGCTGATTTCTGCGCAACCAGATCAAGCCGATGGCTTGCAACAAAGGGCTCTGGTTTTAAGGGCTTGCCAATTGTTGAGCGTGGCAAGGCGGTTGCCGTCAATAAAAGAAATCAGATGATGACAAAACGCGGGCCTAAGATTTACATCATTGGCTACGGCGCTAGCGTTGATCACCTCAGGACCATGTTGCGGGTTGAGCAACCAGGGCCTCGATACCTGCATTTTGGGCAGGCTTCCACAGATCAGTTTCTTCGGGAGCTGTTCCCTTGGGTGTACGTCCCGAAGAACCGGGCACGCACTGAATACCATTGGATCCTGCCCCCAGGCTCTCAAGACGAAGGCGGCGACTGCACGCGGATGGCCTATGTGGCACTGCTGCTGGTTTCTCGCCGTTACCCAGCTGGAACCATGTGGGCCCAGCTCGCCCGCACACTGGGCACCCAGGCGCCAGGGACGGGAGGGGGTGGGGCAGCGCCGGCGCCCCCAGTCCGAACCTCCCAGCGATCGGGCTGGCTTAAAAACTCCAATGCAAGCAGCCTGGAGAAGCGCAAAGGTTGGCTGAAGAGGTAAGATGAGGCCATGGCCTATACCCTGACCCAATTACAAGAGCTACGGAACGCAATTGCGGAGGGGGTTTTAAGCGTTCGCTTTAGCGACGGACGGCAGTTGACCTACCGAAGCCTTGACGAAATGCGCCGCATCGAAGCCGGAATGGCGGCAGAGCTGGAAGGCGGCTCAATGCCCCGCTTGCGGCGCACTTACTTCAGCATGTCTCGGCCAACCTGATGGGCAAAGGTAAGAGCAAGGGCAAGGGCAAACGGCTACGGGATGACCGAGAGTTTGCCCGTCGCACCATGGCCCGGTTTGAGGCCGCAGAGGACACCCGGCGAACATCTGGCTGGCGGACAAACAACAGCGGCCCCAACAGCGATCTGCGACAGGCGTACTACTGGCTGGTCAAACGGCACCAAGATCTTGCCGATAACGATGCCTACGCCTCCAGAGCGATTGGCGTCATTGTAAATAATTGGATTGGCGATGGGATTATGAGCACCCCCACGGGTGCGACTAGCAAATATAAATCAAGCTATAATAGCTGGGCAGAATCACGACATAGCGATTTTTACGGCACCCATGATTGGTACGGCAATCAATCCGTTGGGGCCAGAACTACAGCGGTTCGCGGCGCCGTACTGGTGCGGAAGCGGATATATCCTGAACTATTTGAGCGTTACGGAATAGTGCCTTTGCAAGTGCAGATGCTTGAGCCTGATTGGTTAGATTTTAATAAAGACAATTCTCAAGACATATTATTTGGCCAGCAGTTTGATAGCGCAGGCCGTTTGATGGGTTACTGGATTAGAGACAGCCACCCTGGCGAAACATCGCTA